GGAGGTGGAGGTGGAGGTGGAGGTGTAGTAAACATAAACAATCAAACAGTTCAAACAACGGGCGCCGGAGCCGCCACGGGAACTACCGGCACTTATGTATCAGTGGCGTTGACTCCAACCAATGGCGTCTCGTCTTCATCCGCTACTTACACGCCAACTAACATAGTTGTTTACGGACCAGGACTTCCTAGTAGCGGTGTTTATTTAACTAGCTTGTCTACTAATGCGGGAACCACCTCTACAGGAGGATCGGGGACTGCTACTGGGACTCTGCCGGCTGGGTATACCCTTACCCCAGGAGCTACCTACACTGTTCAATACTTCAACGGACAGACCTCGGTGCCAGCATCTCAGACGATTACTGGGCCTTCGACAGCTTCGGCAACATCATCGGCCAGCTCTGGAACAACTAGCGTCTCAACCAGCTCATCTTCTAAAACCACGGCAAGCACAGGCACTACAAGTACCGTAGTTACTACTACACCTACCGCTACACAGACCACCACCACGTCAGTAAATACCTCGACCTTAGCCGGAGTCCTAGCTGCGTCAGGTGGGTCGTCTACTACCGCTGCTTCAACGTCTACAAAAACCACTTCCACAGCGGCAGCAACTACGACCACAAGCTCTACCTCTACCTCTACAGGCGTTTCTCCTGCGGTGGCTCAAGGAGTGACAAACAAATTGAATGCTTGCAAATACTGCTTGTTTGCGATGTAGGATAGAATAATTACCATGTCAGACCAAAAACCTGTTCGCCCTTGGGACCTGTGGGACGACTCTGTCCCTAGAGCTTCTGATGAAGAACGCGATCGTCGTTTTGAAATTTGCAAGGGCTGTGAGCATCTAATTAAGTTCACCAAGCAGTGCACTAAGTGCGGTTGCCTTATGGCGCTTAAAACTAAGCTGGCTCCAGCTTCTTGTCCAGTAGGAAAGTGGGACGCAGTCGAATGAACAACCTTGGCCCAGGAATAGCCCTCTATAACTTTCAACTAGAAGATATGGACCGGTTAATCCCGGACATTAACTACTCCGTTGAGACTAACGTTGTTGAGCTGGAGAACGGGGTATTGGTCATCCCATTTCCCGACCCTACGGTCGTTTTAGACGACTTTGCCCCCTCTAAAGACCTTTTGCTCCATGGGCTAGGTACAACCCTCTTTGAAGCCTTTAAAGGCCCTATGGAGGAGTATCTGAACTTTTACGACGTAGAGACCACAAACTGGGATGCCTACGGTATCTGGAAGTTTGGCGAACAAATTGAGCCATCTAACCTTATAGATGATAGTCCTCAATGGCACCGTCGAGTCTCTGTCATTTATTTCTTAAATGATGGGTACGAGGGCGGAGATATGTTCTTCCCTAATTTTGGGGTCAGCTATAAGCCCGCCAAAGGAGACCTGCTAATTTTCCCATCCGGGTACATGTACAAGCATATAAACCAGCCTGTAACTTCCGGATATCAGTATTGCGTCATGCAGTGGGCTAGATAAGCCTGACATACACGCCCGCTTCCTAGACAATTGTTACTAGCGCCCCGATCAAGCGCTTTAACCACTCTAGAGAGGCAAATACATGTCAAGCTATTCTTCCCCTGCGCCACAGGGTGATTCAAAGGCTACAGGCGCTTACGCCGTAGCTATCGCCGCACAAGCTGGCGGTACAAATAACGATGGTCACGCTACCGACTCTGCAGGCAACGTTGTTGTCGACTTTGCTTGGGGCAACTTCCCGCTTCAGCCAAACGACGTTCGTCGCGCGTCTGTTTCTAACTTCGGTGGAGGCAATGCTGCAGCTGTAGTAACTACCTCAGCTGGACTTATGCGCACAGTTCCTGGTGAAGCTGGTGCCGACACAGGTTGGGCAGCAACAACTCAGGTTGCTTCAGCAAACCTTTCTTACGCAGATGTAACAGTAAACCTTAACAACGGAATCACATCAAACGTTCACATGGATAACCATGTTCGCGCTGAATCCGCATATGCAGGTTACCCACTTTACACAGCTATGCACCAGGCCGTATACCGCATTACACAGGCATCTGGTAACGGAAGCGTACAGACCTACACTGCGCCAAACAACCTTCTAAAGGCTGGCGATACAGTTAACATCACAGGTACCGGTCTTGATGGAACCAACCTTACAGTTGCTTCAGCTAACCAGTACACATTCACAGTAGCTGGCTCAGGTACAGGAAGCTACATCAACATTTCAGGTACAGCTCGTTACACCGATGAGACTACCGCAAATGATGGCGCTTACGTTGCTAGCGTAGACTATGTCCTAGTTCCAAGCGTTCTTGGCTTTGCAACAGCTTCTGCTACAGACGCTATGAACGACGTTGAGCTTGTTCCTACAACAGCTTCAGCAGCTACAAACTCTCCAATCACAGTTACAGCTGTTTCTCGTACACTTGGTAACGCTACTGCCACAATCACCGCAACCGGTGCTGGCGCAGCCTTCCCAGTTGGAACATCAATCACGATCTCCGGTCTTACAAGCAGCGATGCTGAGTTTGACGGTTCATGGATTGTTACAGGATCAGCTACAAACACAGTCAGCTTTGTTTCTAACGGTACATCTTCAGTTACTGACACAGGCCTTTCAGGTTCTGTTAAGGGAACAACTGGAACTATCAAGACTCAGAGCGTTGCAGCTGGTGCAGCTTCAATTGCAGCTGGTACAGCAGTCACACTTACTCCTTGGGCATAACCAAACCCCAACAAGAAAGCCCCCGATTTCTCGGGGGCTTTCTTGCTTTTAGTACCAACCGTGCCTTTGGTGAAAGGCCCAGGCATTGACGATGCCTGCGGGATCCGTTGGGGTTCCGTATCGAGCTTTAATGTATTGAAGACCATATTTAATTTGAAGGACCGCTGATGGGGTCTTTGTCACTTTGTAATTGCCCCAAGTTGAGGGTAAGAACTGGGCAATACCGAAGGCGTGACTGCTCATGTTGAGCGCCTTTGGGTTGAAGTGGCTTTCTGCCTGCCAAAGGTTATTAAGCGCTTTCCATTCCTTTAGAGATAAACCCTGAGCATAGACCGTTAGGAATGCAATGGTCTGAGGGTCGAAGTACTTGACATAAGGGCTCGTCAAAGCCAGCTTAGCCTGCGTCTTAGTTGTGGTTACAGTGAGATAGGTCAGGTTGACCGTCACTGCTTTCTCCGGCTTTGGAGGCACAATTAAGGCTCTTGCCGTCGGTGGCAAGATCAAGTGGGAAAGGGCAATCCAAACGACTGCCAAGACGGTGACCCACTTCTTCACGTCTATCGTGAAATTGATTCTGATATTAAGCATTTCTGCTCCTCTCAAGAACGCAAAAGCCACCTTGTAGGGTGGCTATCACTCCTTTAAGTTACCACAGAGTTACATACCAAAGTCAAGTTGAACGGCAATATAAATAAAAATCACGTTTATGCGTAAATGTCGACAATTCCATGCTTATAATAAAGCACTATCATCTTAGATTCTGAGACGTGATCTGTAAAACTAGCCGGCCGAATAGTGTATAAAGGATAAAAATGAAATCTAATCTATCGGCAGCTGACTGGGCCAATATCATCTCAGGAGTTCTTGCTGTAGTTGCAGCAGGCGGTGTGACTATCCGTTGGATAGTCAAGCACTACTTATCTGAACTGCGCCCCAATCACGGCAGTAGCCTTCATGACAAGGTGAGCCTAGAAGTCTTACCTTTGCTCAAAGAGCTTAGGGAGAATCAGATCGAGATTGGGATTCAAGTGGCTAAGCTCGAAGGTCAGTTCGAGCAGCACGTCAGAGAGCACGACTAGTGTTCCAACGCATATCTGACTGGGCGGCTGAGAATTTCGGCAAACCCTTCTTTATCCTCTTCCACTTAGCGGTATGGACAGTCTGGTTTTTTATAGAACCCTACCCATACCTGTTTCTGACGCTAGTGGTATCCCTTGAGTCCATCCTGCTATCTGGGCTAATCCTGAACTCTACAAACCGTCAGGGTGAGCTGGACCGCCAAAAAGCCAAAGAAGACTTTGACGTGGATATGGAAACACTGATTGTGGCAGAGAAAATTCTTGCTATCATTGAGGCACGGGCTGAATAGCCCCTAGATCCGAAATAAGGAGCAAAATGAACGATAAGAAAATTCTTGCTTACGTAGAACATTATGTCTACGCAACAGCAGGTACCGCAGTAGGTATCGTAGCAACCACCCTCAAGACTCCAGGACATCACAACTACAAGTCTGTCCTCTGGGCTCTTGCCGCTGGTCTAGTCGGACCAGCTCTTGCGAAGTTGAACCCAAGTTCAATCGCTAACATCATTTCTAAGAAAACTGGTCTTCCAGAAGCTGTAGTAGCTCAGGGTGTTGCAACCGCAGCAGCCGATGCTGAGAAGACAATCGCAGAAAACAACAAGTAAAGGATTAACGAATGAAGTGTGCTAACTGTTCAAACGAAGCAGTCTTTACCGATTCACATCCAGCCATGGACCCAGTTGATTACTGCAATACATGCTTGCCTAATCATTTGCGTACATTGGCAGATGCAGGACAGTTAGCCCTTCGTTCTAAAGAAGTCAAGGTGATGGCTGAAGCCCCAAAAGCAGAACCGGCTCCGGAAGTAAATCCAGAGCCAACACAAACAAACGAGGCTGAAGCAGAACCTGAACACCAGGAAGAATAGTGTTTGACGATGGCGTGTATGCAACACGCATCGAACGAATAGAGCCTTTTCAACCGCATCCAGTTCCTAAGATGGCCATGAACAGAAAAGGCCCATTCCCAGCAGAGCTGTATAACGATCCTGAAATAATCTTTAGCTCTACCCCTGCAGCAGAATCTGGCTCCGACTATAGCCCTGGAGCAACTGCGCAAAATAAATTTCAAGAACCTAGACAACTAATTTGCTCATCTTGCCATGCTCGCGTGTACGAGCATAAAACTGGTGACCATGTCTGTGAGCAATAATGGGAAAAAGAAACTATCGTCGCCAAGACACTTACTATCAAAGACGCCAAGCTAGTGAAAACCAAAGCGGTCAAAAGACAGCTAATATAGGTTTTGCTTTAGGTGAAGCTCTTGGTATTCCGAATGACTGGGAAATTGCTGATGCTAGGGAACCGGGGCTCCCTGCTCGTCAGCAGCCCAATCAAAACGCCGACTTAACATTAAGAGACACTACTCCAGCATTCCAAACTCAAACCGCCCCTACGATCAATCCTCCACGCCCTAGAGCTAAAAAGATCGCCTATAGTCGTCAAGCTCAAAAACTTGTAGTAAAGTTCAGGGACGGAACTTGGTGGGAGTACAACGGTATTAGCTCCCAAATCTGGAACGAGTTAAAGGCCAGCCCATCTACTGGCAGATTTCTCAACGGAAAAATCAAAAACAGTCAGGGAATTATTTTGGACACCTGGGGAGATATGGGGCCGTTTAACCCCAACGAGATGCCTCCAGAGACAAGGGTAATGTTTAACGGATGATTTCAAAAGGCGCACTATACGGCGGAAAACTTCGGTATTGGCATAAAAAGTTCCTTCCAATATTTGAGGTCGGACGTACTCAAGAGACCGAATTTCCTTTTAGAACTGGGACTTGTCTAGTAACCAGAATCCCGTTTACCACAGCTGCTTATTACTTAGGCGTTTGGGGTAAAAGGGCTGATGTAGACCCTTATGACGATGACGCTATTGATGGACTTCTAAGGGAAGCCATGCGAGGTCGAGACGCTTGGCGATCAGAGGAGGGATTATATGAAGAATTTTTTGAAGACTAAGAAGGTTTGGGAAAAGCCCTTCTCTGAAAAGGTAGCCAAACGAGTAGCTCGTATCCCTACATTGGAACTAGAACGCTGGGCAGACGGCGCCATCTACGATGTAGGTCGTTGCCTCTCTAACTATCAGAAATCAAGGGAACAGGTTTATCTAGATGAGGCTCTTTTAGGGGCAGAGGCTTTACATGCAGTTCTTGATGCTCTTCACAAAAGGACTGCACCGTTTAAATAGATTTGTCGACTTTATGATAGGATTCTCCTGATCGAGTTTCCTCCTCCTCTCCCTAATTCGATTGCCGAAGCCGCGGTGCGTTTAGCTCCCGCGGCTTTTGCTTTTTAACATAGACTTATTAAAATGAGCGAAGAATTTATCGACGAAGAGGACTTCCTAGAAGAGGAAACCGACGCCGTCATCGAAGAAGATGACGACGATATTGACGAGCTCTCGAAAGAATTTGTTAACCAGATAATCGAAAAGATTATGGGATTCATGACAGAGTTCGTGGGTCACGAGCTCCACCCTTATCAAAAGCCTTTGGCGCGAAGAATCATTGAATCGGTTATCTTAAACGACGCAGCCGAAGTCACGGCGCTTGCCGCCCGTCAGTCAGGTAAATCTGAAACTATCGCTAATACCGTAGCTACGCTTATGGTGCTCTTACCCCGCTTAGCTAAGATGTACCCAGACCTCCTAGGCGCTTACAAAAACGGAATTATGATCGGCATGTTTGCTCCAGTTGAAGGTCAGGTAGAAACACTGTTTGGTCGTACGGTAAACCGACTAACTAGCGAACGAGCTCAAGAGATTTTAGGTGACCCTGAAATCGACGATGAGATGAGCCGTGTCTCAGGCGTTAAGCGCAAAATTAAATTAAAGAACTCTGGGTCAAGCATCACCATGATGACCGCTAACCCTAAAGCAAAAATTGAATCTGAGTCTTTCCAACTCATCATTATTGATGAGTGCCAAGACGCTGACGACTTTGTAGTAGCCAAATCAATCTCCCCTATGTTGGCCTATTACTCAGGGACCATGGTTAAGACCGGCACCCCCACTGTGCAAAAGAACAACTTCTACAGATCAATTCAGTTTAACAAGCGCACCCAGACAGAAGCCCGCAGGCGTCAAAACCATTTCCAATGGGATTACAGAGATGTATCTAAAGTAAACCCTAACTACGCAAAGTTCATTAAGAAAGAAAAGCTCCGCATTGGCGAGGACTCGGATGAGTTCCGTATGTCGTATAACTGCGAGTGGCTATTGGAACGCGGTATGTTCGTAACCTCGAAAGTTATGGACGAGCTTGGCGACAAGTCTATGGAAACAGTTAAGGCTTGGCACAGAACCCCTGTAGTAGTAGGAATTGACCCAGCTCGTAAAATGGACTCCACTGTAGTTACCGTAGTGTGGGTTGATTGGGACCGACCAGATGAGTTTGGTTACTACGACCACCGAGTATTTAACTGGCTTGAAATCCAAGGAGACGACTGGGAAGATCAATACTTCCAAATTCAGAATTTCTTAGAGAACTACGATGTCCTTGCTGTAGGCGTTGACGCGAACGGAGTAGGCGACGCAGTAGCCCAGCGCCTAAGGTTGCTCTTACCTAGGGCTGAAGTTTTATCTGTAGGCAGTAGCCAGCAAGAACAATCTAAGCGTTGGAAGCACCTTAGGGCGCTTATCGACCGCCGAATGATTGGATGGCCGGCTCACGCTAAGGCTAAGCGTTTAAAGACTTGGCGCCGCTTTAGTCAGCAAATGACTGACCTAGAGGTAAAGTTCCAAGGACCTAACTTCTTGGCTCATGCTCCAGAGGAAGCCCACGCCCACGATGACTATGCCGACAGCCTAGC